ATCAGTTGCATAAGATCTCTCTTATTTACAGGTTCATCGTTCAGCGCTTGCCACTGACGTAGTTTACGTAACAACCTATCAGCTTTTGCGTTGTTTTCTGCTATTTTTTCGTCACTGTAATAGTTTCCATCAAAATACGCAGCCTTATCCGTTATAAGCCCCACATCACATGTATCATCTACACCACCAAGCACATTAACGGAATAGTATTCATCTCTATACTCAACTCGTTCATAACCCGTCTTTTTTTAGCAATCAAACCTAACTCTTTCGCTTGTTCTTCGGTAATTTCGGTTTTAATCGTCTTACCGTTTGCACTAATTGTTGCTTTCATATTAATTATCCTCCTTTATATAGCTTCATAGCTTTTCGTTCTAATCACTTTTTCAACATATTTAACTTTATACGGCTGGTTAAAAAACTCGTTTTCTTGACACTCCGTCAGACCCATCAACCAATCAACAGCATATAACTGTCCATCAACATCTATGATTGTTTGTATCTTTTTTTGCCAACGATGGTCATTACCCTTTATCTCGTCAACAAAATCGCCCTCATATACCAATTTTTTTATTTCTTTTTCAGATAACTCTTCTCCGTTTTTTAATTTGTTTATAATATCATTCATTATTCTATCTCTCCTTATCCTATTTTGATAAATACTCCGTTTTTCTTACTGTCTGCCGATGAACTTTTGAGATACATTATCTCATCTATGGGTACTCCACCTTCTTCACCATATATGTCATCTGGGTAGATAACAGCTACTTCTGTATCGCAAGGAAATGTATTTAAAATATCAACCATTTCTTTAACCGTCATTTTTACCCCTCATTCTGCAATAACTGTTTCTATCTCTATATTATCTTTGTCATTACTTTTTCTTAATAGGGACGTGTTATATTCTTTGACTGCTTCAATGTAGCGAGCCAGCATTGCTTTTGCTCCTTCTGCATTACTGTACTCACAAGGTACAATATTGTCATCATATTCTTCCTCACAACCTCTTACATATATAATATCTGGTATTAGTTCTGGTCTACATAGACTTTTAACCTCAATCCCATTAGACGCACAAAATTTAAAATTCTCTCGTTTAATCTCGTTTCCCTGCTCCAACACTTGCATTAACAATACATTTTTTATTCTCCAAAATTTAATTCTTAGCATTTTTACATCTCCTCCTTAATTCTCAACCTTTTCAATTTTTTTTTACCTTCTGCCGACAAGTCGTTTTCGTCCTTAATATTATTAAGACACGATATTACTCTGTCATTCATCGTAATTTGAAAATTTTCGTTCTTCGGTAATAGGCACTCTGTTTCTCCTTTATGGAATACGCATTTTTTGCTGTTACAAATCATTTTAATTCCCCTTTCCATCTTCTTTTATAACTATATTAAGTTGTCGTCCTAACCACTTTAATCCGTTTGTAGTTAACCAATAATAAGTATGGTTGTCACACTTCTGTACATTTATAATATCTTTCGGATTTCTTCTACTTGAAAAAATCTCATTTCATTTCCTTCATTATTTCATCTACACATTTTGCACAATAACAGCCTTCAAGTCCTTCTATTTTGTATAGAGAACTCATCCACATTTGATTCCATGTGCCTTTATCAATACATCTTTTACAAGAACCTTGACCTTCTCCCTCACAACGTGTAACTTTTATTTTTCTTGAAATTCCTTTAATCTGTCCTCTAAATATTCAATCTCATCTTTCCAATGCTCAATTAGCATTTCTTCGATTTGTTGCTTTGCGTCATCTATACTATCAGCCCACAATAGGTCATCGTCTGCACTTAATTCTTTTGATATATAATAAAATGCTTCATCATCCATTTCATCTTGAACAAAACTCGCAATTACCTCATCATCATCTTCATAAAATGGGCTAAAACGAAGTTCGTGCCATTCTTCTCCAAATTCATTCTTTTTGACTTTCCATTCTTTCATTTTTTATTCCTCAAACAATTCGGGATTATCATTCATATCGTGTATATTGCCTATAACACTGGCTGATTTTCCGTCACCGCACCAGTATAATAAATCTTCTCGTAGCGTCATTAACGGCTCATGTTGCCACTCTATGACAAAACCACAGTCATTACACGCACGTTGTCTGTCGTATGTATTTCTGTATTTAACTATTCCTAAACACGCTTTCTCCGTTGTGAAATGCGGTTCATATCGGAATATACTTCCCTCAAAGACTCGGTTTCCTTTTTTGTCGGTAACTCCTGTAAATTGTCCTACTGTTTCAGGTATAACCCTATGTGCCCATTCAACATCATTTGATAAACCACCAATTATATACACTGCTTCATCTTTGACATCATCAGCTTTTTGCTGAAATATACCGCCTGTTCGTAATCGTCAATCAAATCATACACGCTGACAGTATGCTTTGCCATCATACCACCTAATGCCTTTACAGGTGTACATTTTTGCAATTCACCTGCTATTTTGAAATTATGCAGCCTGTCGTCGGTTGCATATTCTTCTGCTTTACTGCATAGAACGCTTTTGCACGTTTCTATGCGGTTGTTTATGATATTTTCAAATTGTTCAGCTTTCATATTTGTCACCTCTCATTTGCACGGCTCATACTTTTTCTGAAACACATCAGGCTTACACGGGTAATATTCCCCTCGTAGTCCTCTGATGATGTAGTCACCTGTGCTTGCTACCATATCGCCCTCTAAGGTTTTTATTATCAATACTCCGTTTGTAATAATAGCACTTTCATTTTTTACAAATCGCATAATCTCTGCTACATTTCTGCCCGTCCATTGTACCGCCTCAATTTCACACGGTTTTGTTCTAAACTTCATTTTTGTTCCTCCATTAATTTTAACGTTCTTTTCAGTTTTTCGTCTGCAATTTTGTTTATTGTGTCATTGTCAATGTTAAATAAATATTGCAACTGTATCATCATTACAATTACGTCCGATAATTCTTCCTTTATGCTGTCTTTAACTTCGTCCATTGTTTTTCTTACCGGTTGTCCGATTTGTCTTATTCTCAAATACTTAGTCAACACTTGTGTTAATTCAGCCATTTCTTCAATCGCTACCGGAATTTGTTTAATACCGTAATAATTTGCTATGTCTAACCAATCTTGTTTTTTGTATATCGGCATAACCGCATTTTCTTCCAAATACTTTAGTGTGTGTAACCAATTTGCAAGCTGTTGGTGTTCTTCTACATACTCCAAACAATTTTTAATTGTGACTTCTTCGCAATATTCTATCGCCTCATCAAGCGTCATAGTCTTTGATTTTATTTCTGTTGTCGAACGCATATTCCACGCTTCTTCAAGTTCATCGTCTGACCTACTTTCATTAATAAAACCTACTGTTGCACCGCAACTTTGACACTCAACTTGAAATCGCATTTCGTCGTATACACCACCGTCAAGAAATGCTACTTCTGCGCTCCCACAGAATGGACACGGCTTTAATTTATTATTTTTCATTTTTCTGTTCCTCCCTCAAACACATTTCCGCTTCTTCATAAGCGGATTTATACAAGCAGAATAATTCAGGATTGCCGCCGCTATCGGGGTGGCTTTCCTTTGCTAATATACGGAAACGATTTTTTAATTCGTCCATTGATGGAATATTGTCAAATCCCAACGTTACAAAACACTGTGGAATTTGTTTTTTAGGCGGTAAAGTTTTCATACCCTCTATCCAAGTAGACAAATCGTATATACCACGCTCAACCATTCGAGCAATATCTTCCAATGTTTTGACTAATTGTGCAAATAGGTCCGATGAATAATGTATATTCTGTTTATGTTCCGCCGCCTTATGAAGCGAATGTTCAAAACGGTAATATTGATTTTTATAAGTAAATTCAATAAAGCATTCATTTCTACTCCAATCATACTTATATTGCTTTACTCCCAAACGTTCCATAACACGCTTTAACTTGCTTTCGTATTCCTCAAATCCGCCGCTATATTTTTTTCTTGCCATTGACTTTCTCCATTTCTCTTTTATATTGCAACTTCTGATATAAAGTCTTTCATTGTATCAAATTTCTTTGTACACCATTCCGGTGCATTTGCTCTTGCAAGAGCAGTTGCGAACGGAGGCGGTACACTGTTTCCGCACCTTGCAACCTGTTTTGTTTTGGGATATTTATTACCATAACAATCAGTTTCAATTTCATAATCAGTCGGAAATCCCTGTGCATTGTATAATTCTCTCGGTGTCAGCATTCTTAACCCAATATCAACAATCGCATAGTCAACACCTTTAATTGTTACTAAACCAAAACAATCCTTTGTTCTGATAGTGTGCAACGGCTCGTTCACTTTCTGTCCACTCTCACCGCTATAATACTTTATTAAAAATGCTCTTACTTCTCCGAAATGCCCCTCACCACAAGTAATAGTTTTAAGTGGTTCATCTACTTTTTGTCCTATGCAATGATTATTAAATTGCGTTATATGTACTGCCGCAAGTGCATTATGGTCTACTGCCGTTATAGTATGTAATGGTTCATCAACAGAACTTCCGCAGCCTTGATAGTTTCCACCAAAATATTTTGACATAAATGCAGTAACAAGTCCGTATCTATTTGCTGTATCAACTGTTTGTAATGGTTTTTCAAGGATTTGTCCACGCACTTCATTTTTTGATTGTTCGCCATGATATTGTATTAATGTAGGTGCTACAACACCAAACCCATGTTTAGCTGTTATTGTCGGCATAGGTTTATCAACTTCTTGCCCTCTGAAATTATCGCCACCGTGATTAACCTGTATTATGAACGGATTAGGATTTTCAATTACAAATTTCTGTATACCCTTTGCAATTCTTCTTAATGTATTTTCTGCAAGAGGTTTTTTTCGTTCAAATATTGACGGACATTCCAAATCCCAATTAATACATTCGGCAGCAGTATGCCAAGGTAACAGCTTTCCGCTTTTAACTTCTTCACTTTCGGGGTTTCCGTGTGTCGGATTAGGAAATATAATCGATTTGCCGTCATTACGAAATATAATAAATAATCGTTTTCGTATTGTCGGTGCTCCGTAATCAGAAGCGGTTAATATTTTCCACTCGCATTTATATCCGAAAGATTTCATAACATTTATAAATCGTTTAAATGTTTTTCCCTGTTTCTTTTTATTCGGCACAAGTTGTTGTTCGGAATACGGCACATATGTCCCCTTTTCAGCTAATGTACCGTCCATTCTATATATTCTGCCGTCCTTATTTCTTCTTGCACATAATGAACCCCATGACATAAATTCAGGTACATTTTCCATTGAAATTATGCGAGGGTGTACAGTTCCTGCCCATTTGGTTACAACCCACGCAAGACCTCGAATTGATTTTTTAACAGGCGTACCACCTTTTGCACGGCTAAAATGTGTACAATCAGGCGAAAAATGTGCCCACCCTACAGGTCTGCCCTTTGTTGCTTTATATGGGTCAACTTCAAATATATTTTCATTATAATGTTCTGTGAACGGGTGATTTTTCTTGTGCATTGCAATAGCATATTTATCATGGTTTATACCTATATCGACAGGTCTGCCTATAGCAAATTCAAAACCCGTAGACCAACCGCCGCCACCACAAAATCCATCAACAGTTATTTCATCTGATAAATTAATTTGTGCGTTCATCACCATCACTCCTTGCCCTATCTCTTACCAGTGGTTTGTACTTTTTATTGTCTATCGGCGTGTTATACAATCCACACGCCGTATATCTATTACTCCAATTTGTATTGATGTCATGCGTTATGCCATATGCCCTGCATTTGCAGTGACGTTTTCCGTCAACTGCTATTGCTGTGAAATTGCAGCAATTACGACATACCACTCCCTCCAATTCACCATATTCTTGATACATCGCACCGATTTTAACTCTCTTTTTCTTCGCCATTTTCTTCCTCCTCAAAATCACTAACCACTTTTATAATTCTTATAATCACTTTCATAATAGTTTCATTTTCTGTGTAATTACTGCTATATTCAGTATGCAGTAATGCGCTTGCTCTACCCATTTCATAGTAATGAGCCATAAAATTCATGTTAAAAAACGAATTTTTTTCTGGAAATTGATTAAGCATTCTTAATCTGTATTCTGTTTGCTTGAGCATTATATCTTGAACTGCCTCTTTTGCGTCTTTCGAGTTGCGGATCGAGGCAATGCAAAGGTCTATAAATTTTAATTTATTAAAATCTAAATTTTCTGTTTTTGCTTCGCCTAAATATTCTTTGAATATCTTGCGAATAATATCATCGAAATCATACGGCAAACGCGTATTCATTTCTATTTCCACGTCCATTGGTAATTTAATAGTCATTGTCTTATTCCTCCATATCAATCCACGTTATCCCCACTACATAAGCCGCCCAAATGTCGCTTTTGAAACCGTAAAACCAGTCAGGATTTTTCTTTGTTCCCTTGCCGTTCTTTAAATCGTGCTTTGCAAATCTGTCTATCAAAGCCCTGCGAATAGTTGCGTCGTTGGCTTTCATACTGTGACAGATATTAATTTTTTCGTCCTTGCGTGTTATGTATTGAACATCCTTTTGTAATTGCTTTGCTTTTTCGGTAAACCTGCCTATCCACACACACGTTTCAAACACTTCACGCCCAACCGGCATACCGTAACACGCCACCATTTCGATAAC